AATCGGCGTTTGAAATGTTAAAAGGTGTATAAAAAAATAATGATTTTTATAAAATAATGATAATTGAGAAAGAATGGAGGAGAGAAAAATAAAAATTTGCCGGTTTTTTCTCTCCAAGATAAAATTGTTTATAAAACAAGTTTGAATAGTTCTGGATAGTTTTCAATTTTGTTCCATAGTTCATAGTCTTTCTTAAAATATTTTCGAACAAACTGGACATCTTCCAATGTCAAAAGAAATTTGGAATCGACCGACTTACTTTTATTTATTACTGGCAGTTCAATGTTTTTATTGGGAATGTCAAGCAAATTAATTAGACTATTAATTTTAGGACCGAGATTTCTATCATACTTGATAATTATTATTTTACGGTAATCCGTGTCTTTAATCCAGAACGTTTGCGGTTTGAAGTGTGCGTCCCAAGTAAACTTGTGGTCTAAAGCGGTTCTTTTGTTGTGTTTAAGTAATTGAATAAAATCACGAATATTATAATTTTTATATTTATTAATAAATTCCGGTTCTCTTTGGTAAGCGGTATCAATGGCTCCATTTTTCCAATAATTAAACATGGAGATGAAACGGTCCATGACATCTCGAATGACAATAATTGGGTTATTATTATTACTACAAACGTTTTGGTGACCAGTGCCCACGATATATTGATTATAATGATTACTAAAATATACTTCGCACGCGGTTCCTCCCGTTTTAGTAGGATGTATAAAGGTATATTTTATTGACATATTTTTAATACAATAGGTCAATATTTTTTTGAAAAACAATAAACGTTTTAACGTTTTAACTTATATTGTTAAAAATTATTATTTCGACGTAACGAACGGGCCACTGAGAAGCTCACTTTGTCCATGGTCCGTGTTTCCGACGACAATGTTGTCTCCTTCAAACAACGTTTGTCTCACTTGTTCCGATGATACGGTACCAGAATTAGATTCCGCGTTAACGCCAATAAGGTTACCATCTTTATCGATGGATTGAGTCAATGTGTTTCCGGACTTTTCGGCGTTCTTAATGTTTTCTTCAATGGCCTGTTGTTTGGTTTCTTTTAGGCGTTGATCAAAGGCAACTTTCGCGTTGGTATCATTTTTCGTCTTTTCGTGCATCAGCTGATTGAGCTCGTCTTCCATGTACTCTACACGACCCGTCTTGTATGCTTCGGGTTCCCATGGCATCCAAAGCCCAACAGGGCCGACATAAACGTCATGATTCGCGTCCATTTCTCGCAGCATTTTACATCTCAGTTCGGCTTCTTCTAAAGTCGGAAACACCCCGCGAATTTTAAGTCCTCGGGTGGACGTTTGAAACTGATGGTCGATTCCAAATTGTTTTTCAAGTTCCTCTTCATGGTTGTCAATAAATGTTTTATACTCCTCATTCATGTTGCTTTTGGAGAGAGTTTCTTTTTCTTCCTTTACGAATTCTTTAAAATCTTCGGTAATGTCGTCAAACGACATGCTATATTTGAATGAGATATAATTAAGAAACTGAACAAACTTTTCCATGGATTTTGCCATTTCCCATTTCTTTAGGAATTGTTCAAATAAAAATATCTCTTTTTGTTTAAGAATATTCTCAGGGGAAACAAAAGAGACGCAGGCAAACTTTTGTCCCGCGATGGGCTTGTCCTCTTCCAACAAGTCCACATATTTAGGATTTACTTTTCCATTCGTTGATTTATTTTCGTATTTGGGGTTACTTTTTCCTTTAGAAGACATTTTTTAGTATAACAAAAGTGAATTATTTAAGTTTTTTATCGCATATATATATTTTAATTTTTTTTTCTTATTACTTAATATACAATACACAAATGGAAAGTTTAATCAACGTCAGTGAACTTATCAAGAGAATTATCAAATACTTGGTGGAGGGTTTAATGGTGGCCGTGGCCGCCTATGCTATTCCAAAACGTTCGTTGAACATTGAAGAAATTATATTTATCGCCTTAACTGCGGCTGCAACCTTTAGCATACTCGACACTTATATTCCTAGCATGGGAGCCACCGCACGAAGCGGTGCCGGATTCGGTATCGGTGCGAACTTGGTGCACTTCCCAGGAGGGTTTTAAATTAAATTTAAATACTTAATTGTTTATACGTTTCTCTCTTCTTTTCCTTTTTAAAACATAATATATTTTCGGGTTATATATATATTTTATGTTTTTGTTGTTGTGTGTTTTTCTCTGGTTTAAGAAGAGAGAAGAACCCAATGTGTTTATTAACAAGTATTTAAAAATTTTGTATGAAAAAAGTCTTAAATAGTAGGATTATACTCCCAATCAAGTTCCTCGCAAATCTTACGCCATATCATGTCTTGTTCTATTCTCTTTTCCTTATCTTTTAACATGGGAAAATCCTCCAAATATTGAGTCTCTCCCAACAGTTCACATAACTTATATGCGGTATAATAATAGTTCAAGAAATTCACGCGATCATCGGGACAAAACTTGGAATAAGGCGATTGTAGTTCGATAAACAAATTACAAAGGGTTTCCTCCAATTGTTGCGACATAATAGGGGGTTTCATTCCTAATTTATCTTTAATAAAAGGAATGTGTTCGTAATACTTATTGTACCCCAATTTTTTAAGAATTTCTTTGGTTTTTAGGTTGGTGATTTGTTCCAATTCGATTCTCTCTTTTTTTATTTGTAGCTTTATATTTTCAATGACCTCTGGAGGTATTTGCGTCGTCTCTTTTCCCTGAAATTGGGCCAATATTTCCTTGAAATGATTTATTCGTTTATACGCGTAAAAACACACCTCTTTGGGCGGCTCTTTATAAGACGGTTTTTCATTTTCAATAAGGTACGGCGTATTTCGAGCACATTGGTTACAAACAAGAACCCCGTCGTCTTCGAGTGGAATTAATTCTCCTTTGTAGCAGTGTTGGCAAATGTCCGTTTGACAAACAAAGGACCCGACGTCTAGAAACATATCGTCAATATTACACAAGTACTTTTTCACAATATTGTTATTATTAAGTTGAAATGAGTTGGACAGGTCTTCCGTCCCGGTTTTAATTTTAAAAAAAGATTGAACCATCTGTGTCTTCTTGGAGGTGTTGTCCGGCGATACGACCGCATTCGATATGTTTTTCTTGTTTTCAAAGTAATCAAAAATATACTTTGAATTATCTAGAAAATACTCTTTCTTTTTGTTTTTTAACTCTTTAATAGAAGCGGTGATGTCCCGAATTCTGTCCGATATATCGAGTTGTGCTTCAATGGAGAGGTTAGGGTCTTTTACCTTTTCGGTTAATTGAGTTCTCTCTAGTTTAAGGGTTGGAATAATGTCGTGTTCATCTTTTGCGAATTCATTTAAAAACTCTTTGTGTTTTCCGTCTAAAGTAATCGACTGTTTTTGATTATATCTTAGTTTCTTATTGGTTTTTGGTTTAAAACTAGGCATGTATTGTATTAATTAAAAACAGGACATTTATTTAATTAATAATATCCGCAATATATATTTGTAACAAGTTTAAAGATAATATTAGTTTTCTATTTTTATTTTAAAAAAATGGAGTTAAATATTAATTTGGAATGTTTAAGAGATTCTAACAATGATACCTTAAAAATCGACCCGAGTAAGTTTCAAAAAATGTTATTGATTTTCAATGCGATTGAGGACGGGTGGACCATCCGAAAAAAAACAAATTCTTATGTGTTTTCAAAAAATCATGAAGGCAAAAGAGAGATATTAGAAGATTCTTATTTGGCCAAGTTTATAAAAACCAATTTTGACTTGAAAAGTCTTTGTTGTTAACCTGTGAAATTTAGGAGTTTTCTCCTTGCGTATGAGCAAATAACCTGTTGGATTTAAAAGAGCCAATGTTTTTTTCTGGCGAAGGGTTGTTTACGTCGTATTTAATTTAATTTAATTCAATTTAATTAAATTAAATTTCCAAATTTTTTTTTCTTTAGCCATTATATAAAAAAAATATGGGAGGTGGTTTAATGCAATTGGTCGCCTACGGCGCACAGGATGTCTACCTTACTGGTAACCCTCAAATTACTTTCTGGAAGGTCACTTACAGACGTTACACTAACTTTGCCATTGAATCCATTGAGCAAACTTTCAATGGACAGGCCGACTTTGGACGTCGTGTTCAGTGCACCATCAGCCGAAACGGTGATTTGGCTTACCGAACTTATCTCCAGGTTACTCTTCCCGAGATTAATCAACTTATGGGACTTGGAAACTTTTCCACCGGGGGCACCGGAGTCTACGCTCGTTGGTTGGATTTCCCCGGTGAGCAACTCATTGCTCAGGTGGAAGTCGAAATCGGTGGTCAGCGAATTGACCGTCAGTACGGTGACTGGATGCACATCTGGAATCAGCTCACCATGACTTCTGAGCAACAGCGTTGTTATTTCAAGATGATTGGTAACACCACCCAGCTTACCTTCATCACGGATCCTTCTTTCTCCGACGTGGATGGTCCTTGCGACTCTTTGGCTCCTCGTCAGGTATGTGCTCCCCGAAACGCTCTCCCCGAAAC